AAATGATGTTTGATTATATTTTTCTGTAATTGTCGTTTTATAATAATCATCTTTCTTTTTTTATCTTCGCTATTATCAATTTCATATGTATTCTTATTTATTTTATATATTTTATCATACATGACATTTATATTATCTGTCAAATCTAAATAATAATAATAATTATACAATAATGAACTCTTTTTATTATAAAGAACTTTCAGTATTTTCTTGAAAATCAAATCTTTTACATAAATATTTTTATCATCATAGATGTATTTAAATATCTTATAAATATCATTACATGTGATAATATTTTTATTATCAATTGCATTATTGATAATTTCATAAACAATACTACGATTATTTGTATGTAAATTGCAATATGTATTTCTCGTCTTAAAACAACAACATCTACTCGTATTTATATGTCTATAGATGCATGTATTTGTGGACATTATTTATTATTTAATAATATTATATGTTTATATTTCTTCAGGTATCAATATGCCCGAAAATTTATAACTATAATAATTATAAATTTTTCCATTTAATTCAACATATTTAACCCCTTTCTTTATTAATACGCGTCCTCTTCCTTTTTTTTCCACTTGAAACCTTTTATGTTTCATTATTTTAGAATCATTTTTAATATCAGGTGTATATGCCAAATCATTCTTATTTGCACCAATTGCCCATGAATAACATTTATATCCGTTTTTCAATGGATTATTTTGTTTAGAATTAATTACACAGTCAAATGAACTCGCTTTTAACATTAATAGAAATTGATTTATAATTGCCATTTTTTTATTTGCCATCAATAATATATGTTCGTCCGTCGTAATCCCCTTATCTAATGTCGCAATCGAATAATCTTTTTCTATCTGTTTCTTCGTAAATTTCATTACATATCTAAAAACAGTTACGTTTCTATCTGCCAATGGTAATGTTTCGTGAGAACATGAACGTATCGCTCGACCTATCACTTGTTCTATACGGATATTATTCCAATATGGCTCAGTTATCAACACTCGGCGAACATTTTTTAATGATATACCTTCAGCACCACTTGCAGTAATGCAAAATATCTTTACCAATTTTCCATATTGTTGATTACTATCCGCAGGAATATCATTTAAAATTTCTTTCGGCAAACTCTTGAAATCTCCATTGAATAAATTCATTAATAATTTTGTTTTATCTTTATCCTGATTGAAAATTACATAACGCTTATCATCGTACTCTTTATCAAATACACTCGTGTCCGCAATATGATACTTCCCTTCTACCTTCTTTAAATCAATTTCCTTAAATCCATTTGCATTTAAGAACTCGCTAAATAATCCGAGACCTTCGACGGTTCTAAATTGTGAATAAACAAGAATAGAACCCGGCGATGCATTGACATCATCGAGCATATGACTAAATTTTGGACTTAGATGATTTTTAACATTCTCGTACATAAGATTATTGCCATCTAATAATTGTTTCATTGATTTCTTTAATTGTTGATCATATAGATCTACTACTTTTTGGACGGCTTTATCTTGAACTGATTTATCACTTGATAATGATGTAGTATCATCGTCAATTTCTTTTTTAATTGCTTTCTTCACATCATTCGGATATAAACGCTGTATATCTTCTGGGAAACTAAAATTACATACCATACGACTAAATGCGCGATATACGGTTGTCTTATCTTCAAATATACCTTTCTGAGCTGTTTCCATTTTTCGTTCAATTGCGCGCACATCTAAATATCTCTTAAATTGGGTATCGGTCATATCTAAATATCTTGTAATATCAGGCATTCGTGTTGGAAATAAATCACTACCACTTATACTATAATAACTTAACGTACCTATAATTCGTCGTATAAATAAATCTTTATTTTTAATAACTGGATTTTCATCATCAGATGTATCTATAAATATTGCATTAAAATCGTCTTTACTATTTGGTAAAGCACTATATAAATTAATTTCATATTTCGCCATTATTTTAATTCCAGTGATTTCATTGATGGCAGCAATTATTCGATTTAAAGCCTCTTCATTTGTCATTTTCCAGTCATTTTTAGCAATTATTGTATCTTTTGTTTTTGTATAACCTTGAGGTAATAGCGATAAGAATATTTTCTTATTTTCATTGTCAATATTAAATTCATCGATTATATATAATAAATTTGTTTTTTTCATTTTATTTATAAAATCTTCTTCATTTAAAAATTTAGATATCTTCGAATAAGATAATGCATATACATTCATATAACCTCTAATTAAATTTATGATTGTAGCTATTTCAAATGGATTATTGATTACTGGTGTTCCTGATAATAATATAATTTTACAATCTACTGCACCCATTATTTTTGTATAAATATCTCGTGCTAATTTGCTTCCATTCACTATTCTGCTTGCAAAATTATGCACTTCATCAATAATAATGAAAGAATTATCAAAAGGCGATGTTCCCAAATCTTTTATCAATTTTGCTGTTAATCCATTATAACTTATAAAAGTATATCTATTTCGAATAATATGAGAAATCATTAAATTTATACTGTTCTTATCTTCTTCGTTCGGTATTGTCTTAATAATTGTTGCATTAGGTATATCATTTTCATATAAAGGTATCCACACTAAACCATCTTTTTTAATTATAGATGTATTGATGGCATATTTAGATAATAAAATTTCTTTTACTGCCGAATTTGTTTTAACAACCTTCACTAAATGCCAATCTTTTTTTAGATTTAAGCCAATCGAACTAATTTTATAAATTTCATTTTCATAATTTACAGCCAATGATGCAGGGCTTAATACAAACATTTTTTTCTTATTTATATAACCTTCGGCGGCAGCAATGGACGCTCCTGATTTGCCCGAACCTAACTCATGATATAATAGAGCACCTTTATAAGGACTATCAATTTCTATATAATCTTTAATTAGACGTTGTTGTGGAAAAAGGGATATTTGTTTATCGTCTAATTCACATTTTTCATCATCACATTTACATGTAAGTTTTGTCTTTTCGGCACTATAATTTTCTGGTTTAAATGTCTTAAATATTTTTTCGTTATATCCAATGCGATTTGCTAATAACCAATCTTTTTTTGCTTCATTTAATTCTGGATTAAGCCAATCTAAAGTGGATGCTTGCTGTTTTTCTTTCGCATTTAGAATATTAAATAATTCGATACCTAGATCTAAAAAATCTTTGGCATTCGATTTTGCTGCATTGACCACTTCAATTTCTAATTCATAATCGTCTATTTTACCATAGCCTAAAATAGTAAAATCATATCTATAATTCTTATCTTTAGACATAAATGAATATCGTTTTTTATGTCGAAGTGTTGTACTCGGTTTATCACATGCTTTTATTAGTTTTGTAATCAATGCTGCTTCGGTTATTGGTTTTTCTTCATTCATATTTACTTTTAAATCATATTCGTCGATAATAAGTGGTTTAAAATCGGCAACTCTATTTTTCATTAATACCTCTTTAATCATTTTCTTTGTCAATGTCTTTTTTTTCATATAATCGTCAATTGTACTTTCGCCTTCGATTGTAATGCGATAATTATTTTTACTATAAAGAAAAATGATATCTAAGGTTGTCGTTTCTTTTAATTCTAATTTCTCTTTTTTATAAAAATTAAGAACTTTTTCAAATTCTTCTTTATTAATTTTTTTATTATATTTTATTTCCAATTCATAGTCTGTACCATTTTTAAAATCAGTTATTATTTGTTCCAATACTGATATATCCATCTTAATAATAATAATATAAATTATTTAAGCAATATGCATATATGATTAACTGTTAATTATGATTTTAACTATTATTATTGACAGTCGCGAAACATCATTATTTTCTATTTTAAGTGAAAGAGATTTAGATATTTATAAAGATAAAATTGTTATTGAGAAAAAACAATTAGATATCGGTGATATACACATCATTTTTAATGATAATTGTTATATTTATGAGCGCAAAACAATTAATGATTTACTTGCATCCATTAAAGATGGTAGATATAAAGAACAGAAACATAGATTGAAAGCAAGTTCTGCAAATTCTATTAATTATATTATTGAAGGCGATACGATTACATCTGCAAAAAACGATAAAAATCAAAAAATGCTAACGAGTACATATTATCATTCTATTTATAGAGATAATATAAATGTTTTTTTCACGATAAATACAAATGAAACAGCCACATTTTTATTATTATTGGCAACTAAAATAATCGATAAACCAGAAAATTTTATTAATAATAATAATAATGAAAAAAATGATGATTATATTGATATTTGCAAAATCAAAACACAAAAAAATAAAAATATAACAAAAGAAACCTGTTATTTATTGCAATTATCACAAATTCCCGGAATATCGAAAGAGATTGCGCGAAATATTAATGAAATATATCCATCTTTCGCTAGTTTATTAAAAGCCTTACATGAAAGTGATGATAAAATTAGTTTATTAATGAATATTAAATTAATTGGCAAAACAAAAGCAACTACGATTATTGAATATTTATTATAAAATGGAACGCCATTCTTTTTTATAATATCCCAAACTTCCTTTCGGTGATTGTTTTGGTGTATATGTGCAATATAAAATTAATGCACCGACAATCAATAAACCTCCAACAATCATTTATAGAATAATATTTATATTTTATTTATTCTTAAATATATCTTTTCGCATTTTATAGCAACAGTCATAACCTTGTTTATTTTGTTTTATCATATATCCCGATTCTTGGCATTTACCATCCACTGGGCGACGTTTTACAGGACACGTCGAATGTTCTCTTATCTTTTTACCACGTACATATTTTTCTATATTTATCTTTTCATTGGAAACGGATATTACAGACGACGTTGATTTTGTTTGTGGTATTTCATCCGATGACCATAAATAATAATCCACGGAAACCTTCGCCAATAATTTTTCTATTGCCGATATTATTTTTTGTTTTTTTACTAATATATTTTTATATATATTCTCATCGCATGTATATGCAATTCTAGCATCTTTTTTTAATGGCACCAATATATAATTATGTATAATCACTTGTCTTTTTAAAGTTGGATGATTTAAAGGTATATCGTCGTGTGATTTATATCGAATACAGCGACCTTCCACTTGTTCTTTGGCAGATGAATTCCATACGGGATCAATCTGATGTAAATGTTGTATATGTTTAAATGATACTCCTTCTTTTATGGATGGCGATCCTAAGATTACTTTTATTTTATTACCATCGATATTATCAATAGAATTGAGAACACTTTTAACTTCTTGTTTATTTTCGTCATTCAATGACGCATCCCATAAAACGAATGTTTTGTTTTTTACAATACCATTTTTAATATAATTACTCCAACCTTTACTTTCTAAATATAACGCGATTAATTCTAAACAATATTGTATAAAATTAGAATATACTACATGTTTTCCAGGTAATTTTAATAATTCAAATAATTTCTTTAATTTTGGCGCATAAATATTTAATTTAGAAAATATTTTTGTTTTCTTCGATTTTTTATAAACCGATATAGAAATTTGTCGTTCTGTTATACAAAACATACTAGACCCATCATTATCGTCATCTTTAGCTCCTAAATATAAAATGGCATCTTCTTGTTCTTTGCTCATTTCTATTTCAATATTATCAACAATGGATCTAGGATATGCACTTCTATCTTTCAATTTATAGAAACTAACACGACCTTTTAATAAATTGATATATGTCTCTAAATTTTTTGCATCTCGAACAATCTTTTTATCATCCAGTTCTGGACGTAAATTTAATATCAATTCTATAAATTGACCATAATTATCAAACACGGGCGTTGCAGTTAATAAAAATATTTTGGAAGTTGCATTCGCCATTTTCGTCAATAATCGCATTATTATTCCATTGATTGATTTTGTTTTTTTAGGAATAATATTAGTATCTATGATTTCTTTCAGTTTATCTGGATTTATTTTAGAAGTGATTAAATTATGAACTTCGTCAATTATTATTATTTTATCTTTGGTTAAATCATTGATTGTTTTCTTAATATTATTACTATCCAATAATAATTTTCTAAAATTTTCATATGTTCGTATATCATAATTTTTAGATATTTCAATCAAAAAGTGTTTTCTTATTAAATCCTTATCTTTTTTCGGTGTTTTTTCATTGATATATTGTTGATATAATAATGGTGTTATATATCTATTAAGTCCACAATTTTCTGATAATAATTCATCTATAAAATTAGTTTTTAAACGCGCTGGTAATATTACTAATGCCTTCATTTTTGGATTTTTTTGCATTATCATTTCAGCAATTGTAATCGACGTACAAGTTTTACCAGTGCCTATGCCATGGAATAAAAGCATTCTATCAATTTTATCATAATTATCATCAATGTATTTCGATAAAAACACTTGTTGTTTTAATAATTTTCCCTTTTCTTCTGGTAAACTTTTTAATGGTTTATATGTTTTATAAACATTTGTACGTATATTATTCATTAATATTTCTATAATAAATAGTTGAAAAATAAATTATTTCCATTTCTGTCTTTCGAATGTTAAATCTCGTTTGCGCATATATTCTATGAATTTTAATGCCTCCTCTCTATTCTCTTCACTCAAAAATTTATTCATTTGCAATATAGATGGATATGTATTTCTAGCCGCAAATGTTAAATCTCTCATTTGTGTCTTAAAAATATCAGAAATAAACATTGGCTGCTGTACAAGCCATGCATCATATATTTTCTTATAACCTTCATTGTCTTTTGTTATAATTTCTTTAATGTCATTTGCATATATAATTTCAACATTTGTATCTGTGAATGATATCGTTTTAATCTCTTCCCCCTCTTGTTCCATCTTTATTTAAAGATAAAGATAAAAAAAATGAAAATTATAGCGGATGTTAAAATAGAAAAGTAGAGGGTACGGGGTTCGAACCCGTGCATGCTTACGCATAAATGATCTTAAGTCATTCCCCTTAGACCGCTCGGGCAACCCTCCGCTATAATTAAAAAAAATAAACAAATTTTATTGTTAATACATTTACTATATCTATAAATCAAGTTATCCTTATATAAATTTATTGGTATATAAAAGAATATTAATAAATTATAAGTAGGTATATGTCAATATTAATTGGCAATTTAATTAACGAAACAGTAAATGATAATAGATTAAAAATAAACACTTATTATAATTCTAATATTATCAATTTAAATATCGAAGAAAATACATATAGAGATGCAATTATTAATTTTAAAAATATTGCAGACATTGGATATTCCAATCAATTTTTTGTAATTAATTTGAATGACGTAAATATTTTTAATGCGTCGAATGACCGTTCTCTATTCAGAAATGATTTATATATAAAGAACAATCTTTATACTAGCAACGATTTTACGTATATTAATTCGAATTTTACTGTAAAACTAACACATAATAATAACAATTTTAAAATTATCAATAATAACGATGATACGATTTTTAATGCAACAAATAGTAATATTAAGATTAATTTTAATAATAGCAATAAATTAACGATTAATAATTCAGAGATTACTTTCAATAATAATCTTACAATTAATCCGAATTATTCATTGATTGTTAGTAATATTAAATCAAGTTCTCCTTCAATTCCTATTATGATCGATAATGCAACTTTTAAAAATTTAAATATCACTGGCTATAATGTTAAAAATATTATTACAATTGACAATGATACTCTATATCCAAATCAATCTTTATTCATCAATCGATATCTAATTGATTGTAATATCATCGATATTTATAATAAAAAAATTGTCGATAATTCAAGTAATCGCATTTTTAGTATTAATAAATATGGTTTTATCGGTATCGGTTCGAACACCGCATCATATCCCATTGATATTAAAATGGATACCTATAATTATCCATTCATTTTTAATTATAGTGATACTTACAATACTATTGATAAATTTATTATCAATAATAGAGGTTATATTGGTATTGGCACCGATACTACTAAAAATCATCTTAATATAGCCATTAATGACGATACTAGAAAAATTATTAATTATCCTGCAATTAATCTTAATTTAAATTATAATATTAATAGTAATTATAAAACTTCTAATATAATCGATTTAACTTTTGTTGCTAAAAAAGAAACTATTGATATTTTCAATAACGAAGATCAATTGATTGGTAGTAATATCACGCAATATGATAATTTTATATTTAATTTTACAAATACCTCTAACATTAATCCCGCAACAGAAGTGGAGAACGCATCAATTGTAATCAATGTCATTAATACTGTCAATAACGATTATATTATAATTAATAATATCAGTAATATCATTCCTTATTCTATTTATAATTATCCGGCTTATAATTTTACAATCAATAATATTCAATATTTCATTAATTATGGTTTTAAATATCCTACCTTTCTAAAAGTAGACGAATATGATATTCTTGTCGCTGATACACGCATCAATCCAACATTCAGCCAAGACGCCAATAATTTAAATTATTATAATGTTGTTTATACGACGTATATACTCAAAAATGAAACATTGAAACCTTATGACGAAAATAATTTAATCTTGAAAGAAACAAAAAGAAGAGTTTATATTTTAGATAGTACAAATGAAAATAGTTTCAGTATTTTTATTATTCAAAGGCTTTATATCGAAAAAAATATATATCAATTGAAATCGTTTATTGATACTCTCACATATGTATATCAACCACCCTCTGATTTATTTTATGCAACTTCCAATAATAATTTTGTAGCATCTCTATCGGCGGATGGTAAATTAGCGTTAGGTGATCGATCGCCCCAAAACAATTATTATTTATATGTAAATAAAAAATCAAGAATTGATAATCTTGAATGTTTAAATATTTCAAGTATTTCAAATAAAAATAATGTTAATTTTAGTTTTTGTAATGTTTCGAATATTAATAAAGCTTTTTTTAATTCAAATATAACAACAAATTTATCTGTTAGAAATGCTCACATTACCAATGCAATTATTAATACCATCGATAGTTCTAATATGAATGTGAATAATATAAATATCAATACATTAAATTATAATAATATAATCGGATCTAATTTAATCATTACCTCTAATTTATTTAATCCAAATATTAAAATAGTTGTCGGCAATCATAATGATATTCATAATAATTATTTCATGAATATTAATGTAAATGCCATTCAAAGTAATGGGTTAGCCATTCATAGTTTTAATTCTAATATTAATCCGTCGATTGCTATTATTGGTCATTTATCCAATACATCGCCAATATTGATTTTTTCTAATATTTCTACAGAATATGCTTTAAATATTAATGAAAATAGTTTCAATTTCATAAATAAAAACAAACAAATCGTTTATAAATATAATACAAATGACCAATTTATTTTTGGTTCCAATAATATAATTTTCGATGTTAAACCTGAGAACGTTATTACAAATGCTACAAACAAAATTTCATTAGGCTATCCATACAGATATTTAATGCAAAACAATATGAATATTAATAATTGGCATCAATATTTAAAAGAGAATTCGTTAAGTAATGATTGTATGTTGAATGTTTACGGAAATATCAATCTTTCAACTATCAATAATACCCCTTTTATCAAATGTATCGCTACGGATTATCCAAATGAAACGGTTAGTGTAAATATTGCAGGTGCTTCTAATCGTAATAATTTCGTATTTAATGTTCAAGGCAATGCATATTTTTCTTCTAATATCAATGTTAATAATGATATTTTTGTTCAAGGCACCGTTGGTAATGTATCTGATATTCGACTAAAAGAAAATCTAACAAAAATTAAAAACTCTTTAAATAAAATTGAACAAATCAATGGATATATCTACAAAAGAAAAGACACTGGAAAAATAGAAACAGGATTAATTGCACAAGAGGTCATTAAAATTTTACCCGAAGCAATTAATATCAATAGTGATACAGAATATTATAATATTTCTTATGGAAATATGGTTGGGTTGTTAGTGGAAGGTATTAAAGAATTAAATGATAAAATTAAAACCATTGAAAATTTTATATATACTAAGATGTAAATTTGGATTTTATTATTACCCACATATTATTACATAAATTTGTATTTAACACATATTCATATGGTAAATAAAAATATCCTTTATCTCCCCAATAATTTCCCCACGAATTTCTCAATATAAATAATCTCTGATAATCATCATATCCGCATATAATTACCGCATGTCCTCCAATGATTTTATCCGTATTTATTGGCATGGATACCATACCTGTCCTAGCGGTGGTCGATGACATAAAATTACTAAAAATCGTTATACCAACTGCAATTGGTTCATTCTTATTTAACCATTCTTTAATTGTATCCAAATTATTATTAATATTAATTGCATCGATAACAAAATTATTTTTTGCATTTTCATATGCTTCGTCGCTTGGTTTCACTAAAACATTTTCTAATTTATAAGACCAAGCGCTCTCATTACATAATCCATACATTTTTAATGCACTTATTCCATCTTCTATAAATGCACCTTCGTCTTTATGGGTTTCATTTATAAATATTCGTTCATTATAATATAAAAACAAACGCGATCCTTTAAATCCATTTGTATTATCGTATTCAAAAATGGAACATAATGCGTTTGCAGTGCAACTTGCAATTTTGCCTTGATCATAAACATCGCTAAAATTATTTCGCAAATCAATTATATTTTTTTCATTATCTTGAATTATAATATTACTGTCATTATTTTCTTGAGATGTGGTATTAATAGTAATATTAAAATTTCTCAATATAAATATAAAACAATCCGATGAATATTTATTATTTAATAAATAAAAAAAAGGCAATTCTAAATATAAATTTAAATATCTTATTATAAAAACATGTTTATGTACATCAAAACCACATACGACGATCGTAATTGCTCCTAATAATTTGTCATTCGGATTGGGCATTTTAATTGATTTTTCTTGAGATATATCAAAATTTTCATAAACATTTATAGAAACTATAAATGGTTCATTGTTTATTAACGACAAAAATAAACTATTTAAATCTTTTTTTATTTTTATAATATCAAATTTATATTTATAATTATTTGCTATATTATATATTTCGTCCGATGGTTTTGTATTTAATAATTCTCGATCATATTTATAATCATCATACGAACAAAACCCATATTCTATTAAACTTTTTATTGAATTATATAAATTATAGGTGGGTGTATTTAATCGTTCATTGTAATATATATACATTCGACTACATCGATAATTTGGTATATCATATTCAATAAGTGTTGCTAATGCATTTGCTGTACTGCCTAATAATTCTGTATTATTTATTGATGGCATTTTATCAATTAAATTAAATTTTAAAATTGTTTCATTCATTTCAATATTAAACATTGTTTTCGTTAATAAAAAATCAATATTATTTTCAATAACAACGTCATAAAATGTCATTTAAATAATAATAAGATAAAAATAATTAAAAACTGCCTTCTTGACTGAACCACTCACTAATACCTTCTTCGGTTGCATCACATCCAAATAATATATCGATTACACCTGATACTTGTTTATTAGTATGCATTCCAATATATATTTTCTTATATCTAACAATTGCCAATCTTTTACTG